CCACAGAATGAGGAACCAAAAAATGAAGAAACTCCTAAAGAGGAAGAGACTCAAGAAGATCCAAAGGATGAAGAAATGAAATCTGAGGAAACTCAAGAGGAAGAAAAACCTGAGGAAGAAGAAAACAAACCTGAAGACAATGATGAAGAAAACAAACCTGAAAAGGAAGAAAAATCAATAAATAAATCTAGATTTAATAAAATGGAAACACGTTTTTCTATATTGAAAGCTATCCGCAGCATCGTAAACGAAAACAAATTAGATGCTGTTTCACAAGCAGTAGTAAACGCTGGACAAGAAGAGATGAGAGAAGCAGGACTTAGCTACTCTGGTCAGTTACAGATCCCAGTTGGACAACCAATGGAAGAAAGAGCAGTCGTAACCGTAACTGCTGAAGGTGAAGATGTAGTCGTTACAGATTTCACTTCAATACTTGAACCACTTCGCGCTAAGAATGTTCTAGTACAAGCTGGTGCTACAATGTTAACTGGTTTACGTGGTGATTTGCAGATTCCTTCGATGTCTGCTGAAAACGTATTTTGGGAAGGTGAAGTTACTGAAACTTCAGACGGCGCTGGCGCATTCAGCCACATCAAGATGTCTCCTAAACGTATATCTGCTTATATCGATGTATCTATGCAGTTCATACGTCAAGATACTCTTGGAGCAGAAGAGTTGATTCGCAGAGATTTGATCAACGCTATCAACAACAAGTTGGAAGCTACTATATTATCAGATGCTGCTGCTTCAGGTAACGCACCTGCTGGTATATTCTATAACGTATCACCAACCGAAGTTAGCACATTCGCTGAACTTTGTAACTTAGAAGCTGACGTTGAAGAAACTAACATAACTGGTGAAATGAAGTATATCTTATCACCTAAAGCAAAAGCTGGTCTTCGCGCTATGCCTAAATCAGAAAAACACACTCAGTTAGTTCTTGATACTAACACTATAGACGGAACACCATTTGAGACAACTACTCACATGGAACAAAACATGTTCGCATACGGTGACTGGAGTAATCTTTACATCGGTGAATGGGGTCCTATAGATATGATCATAGATACTGTGACTCAAGCAACTAAAGGTTGTGTACGTATTGTTGTAAACGCATTCTTCGACTACGCTGTAGTTCGTAACGGTGCAATCGTTTACGGTGAATACGTAGCCCCAGAAGGTGATTAAGAAATACGTTCGTAATTTACGGACACAAAACGAAGCCAAATGTGGGGTGCAGCAATGACCTGCCGCTGCACCCTTTTTTAAAAAGACAGGTAATCTTAAATCGTTCATTTTTTAATGAACGTAAAAAACAAATAGAGCAAAAAGAATCATGAAGTATTTAGATCTTGACATACTGAAAAAGCAGTTGAACATAGATACATGTTTTACCGATGATGATAACTATATCTTACAGTTGGGTGAAGTTGCTGAACAGCGTGTCGCTCATCATCTTGATGACAGTCTTGATTCAATAGCTGAAGAAAATGGTGGAGAGCTACCTGCACCAATCAAACAAGCGATGTTGCTTTATGTTGGTCTTCTGTATGCTAACCGTGAAGGTATAGCTTTCGCTAATCCATACGAAATTCCATTAGCTTACAAATATCTGTTAGCTAGTTATAAAAATTATAATCATTCTGCAATTTAATTATGAGAGCTGGAACACTTACTGAAAGCATTGACATATTGAAAGTTCAAGTGACAACTAATGAGTTTGGAGAGCAGTTTGATCAATATCTTCCTGCATTCTCTACACGTGCAGAAGTTAAGTCAGTTGGTGGTGGTCGTGTTGATGAGAACAATGAGATATTCTATGAATACCGAAAAGTGTTTAAAGTGTACAGATATGTTGATGTAGATGATTTTGACAGGATAATGTGGAAATGTAAGCAATACAGAATACTTAACATAGATGAAAGCAAACCAGAAAACTCAAAGACAATTACATGTGAACTAATCAATCAATGATCACAAAAGTTAAAAAAGGTGTCATAGGTATAGATTCTGTTGAATATCTTCAGGATTATTTCAAAGATCTGTTTGATGAAGCCAACGCGTCAATAAAAGCTGGTGCAAGACATGGTGTGTCTAACGCAGTCAACGCGTTAAGAGATTCAACACGACAAATGGTTGCTACATCACCATTCAAGTCAGATTCATCAAGGCAGTACGGTGTTGGTTTGATTGAAGGTGTTAGAGCATACATGCAGAAAGACGCAACTGGTTTTGTACATGTACTCGGTGACACAAGGCATAATGACGGAACTTGGAGATTGAGATTCTTTGAATGGGGTACAAGAGACCGTAAAGGACCACGTGGAAGGATAAGACCAAATTATTTCTTAAAAGACGCTACAAACTTCAATAAGTCTACAGCGTTGACTATCATACAGGAAGCAATACAGGAAAAAATAGATGAACTTAACAGATGAAACCATTTCTTGTAACACAATACATACTTAAACTGCTTAACGCAGATGTTGAAGTCAAGAAGATCTTCAAGACAAACATATACCCACTTAACGCGAAGCAAAGTAGTAAATTCCCATTCGCTGTTATGAAAAGGGGAGACATAACACCACACTATTCAAAAGACGGACATCATCAATATGATGTTGACGTAGACATTGTAGTTGTTGATGACACGTATATAGGTAGTGTGAACGCAGCTGAGGCAGTAAGGAAGGCGCTTGAACTAAAGTCATATAAAGACAATAACACAAATGAGACAATCATATCAAGAATCACTTTAGACTCAGCTGATGAGACAATGATAAACGATGCTTTCGTGCAAAGCATCAGATTCAAACTGGAAATGAATTGATTCATGCAAAACAATAAATAAATAAATCACATAATATTATGGCAGCAAATACAATTGTGAAGGGCGACGAACTTATGCTGTTCACTTCTGAAGGCAAAGCATTAGCATACGCTACTTCTCACACTCTTACTATCACTGGTAATACTACAGACATATCTTCAAAGGATCATGGGAGCTTCGCAGCCGTGGATGTTACAAGTATCAGCTGGGAGTTGACGACTGAGAATCTTTATACTGATGACGACTATGACACATTGTTTGATATGATGATGGCCGCTGAACCTGTGACTGTAGTATTCGCAAAAGCAGGAAACTATGATCCAAACGGTCTTGTATCAACTGGTGGTTCAGTACAAGCATGGACTCCAGATCAATCCAACTATCGTAGCGGTTTAGCTGTAATCACTTCATTAGTCGCTAACGCTAACACTGGCGAGACAGCTACATTCTCTGCTACATTTACTGGTTCTGGAGCATTGACGAAATTAAACTAACCCATAAGTCATTTTGTCAATGTCTAATTGACATAATGAAATGTTGAGAACATTTAATGTTTTCAATAATGAAATTTTGAAAATTTAATGTTTTCAATAATGAAATTTTGAAAATTTCATATTTTCAATAAGACATAAATGCTCAATGAAAGTTGAGCACACGTCTTCAGGGTGTTTTAGCAGGGGGTGAAAGGTGAGCAAATCACCCTTTACCCCATTTTTTTATTTAAAGACAAATACATAAATCATAATAATATGGCACAAATAATTAAAGGAGACGAAATACAGATGTTCGATGAAAACAATCAGGCATTGTTGTATGCAACGTCTCATACGTTGACTATCACAGGTAACACTAGTGACACTTCTTCTAAGGATCATGGACTGTTCCAGAGTGCATCAGTAACAAGTCTAAGCTGGGAAATTACAGCAGAATGTTTGTATACAGACAATAACTATGATAAACTTTTCAATAAGATGTTATCTGGTGAAAAACAGTTTATAAAATGGGCAAAAGTGGGTAACTATGATCCAAATGGTTTGACATCAACTGGTGGTTCAGTACAGAAATGGATTCCTGCTGATGTTGTAAAACAAGGTTATGCTTACATCACTTCATTAGTCGCTAACGCTAACACTGGTGAGACAGCCACGTTTAGTGTTACATTCACTGGTGCGGGTGCTTTGACAGAATCTTCTGCAAGTGGTTCAGATTATAAGATTGAAATTCTTTACAGTGGTAATTTCCCTGCAGGACAACCAATCAAATTGTTCAATAATAACAACGATATTGCAGGATATGAATTAACAGATGCAACAAACAACATTTCTAGTGAAATACATGCGTCTAATGAGAACACTTACACACCTACACTTGCTACAACTGCTGTAAATATCAATCTTTATATTGAAAAACCAAAAGTTCCAAATAAGTTGTTTGAGAACATTACAGCAATGACAAGACTTATTATAGGTAATACAGGAGGACATGAAGATGACGACATTAATGAGTTAGGCTCATCAATATGTGCAGGATGTACAGGATTAACAACTGTTTCTCTTAATGAACATATCAGTGGTCTGTCTTACCGCACATTTGCAGGATGCACTAATTTAGATGAGTTATGGATTTACTTTGTAGGTGAAGATCCAGATACTCATGATCCAGTAGGTATGCCATACAATGCAAACTCATTAGCGTTAAATGGAACAAGTGAAGAACTTGAACTTTACGTTCCAGATAAAGTTATATCATGGTATGAGCAAACAACACCATGGAGTAACTTGACTATAAACTCTAACAGATGATTTTATAGCACAATTTTTACACATAAACAAGTTGAGCAAAAAATAGTTCAACTTGTTATTTTTATATATACACATAAATAAATCATACAAACACCTTATGAAGTTAAAATTAAAACAGGGAGACGTCGAGTTACACTATTCGCTTAGAGCGATGTGCATCTATGAAGAGATAACAGGAAAGAGTTTGAATTTAGAAGACATTAACTCATTATCATCTATCGTAAACTTATTCTATTCTAATGTGTTGGCATCAATGCAGTATGCAGGATTAGAATTGACACTTACATACAATGATTTCTGGAATTATTTAGACGACAATAATGGACCAGAACTTATAAAAGAGTTCAGTGAATGGTACATGGAACATTTGAAAGCACAAGCAGACTTCAATAAGTTAAAACCAAAAAGTGAAGAAGAAATACAGAAATCGTCTAAGAAACTAAAAAACTAATGATAGTCCATGAGTATTTGAAACTGTTTGTCTTCAGAAAGAAGATGGTAACATACGAATACTTTATGGACAAAATTCAAGACTGGGAAGTTTCTCTACTTGCTGACAGTGTAACATCAGGATATAGAGAAGAATGGGAGATGACAAGATGGTTAGTATACTCTATCATACAGCCTAACTTGAAGAAATCTTTAAGAGACAAACCAATGAAAGAGATCATACCACTACCATTTGACGAAGATTACTACACTGAAGAGCCAGACATAGAGATAACACAAGAGCAAGTTGGTATGCTCAGAGAACGCGCAGAATTCATAGGTGACATGTTGCGTTCCAACAAATCTAAAAAAACAGAAGAGACACATGGCAGCAAACACACTTAAAGTTGGAATTACAGCCGAAACTAACGGTTTTGTCCAAGGCACAAAACAAGCACAAGACGCAGTCGCTAAACTCGGCAATGAGTCAAAAAAGACAGCGAAACAGATAAAGACTATATCTGGTGCGGCTAACTCAGAGAAACGTATCATAAACGAGTTGGCATACCAATACCATAAACTAACAGATGAAGAGAAGAAAGCGTTTGGTGCAGACATCAAACGTGACATAGATTCGCATATAGAGAAACTTAAAGAGTACAAATCTGTGCAAGCGGACATAAACGATAAAGTCTCTGGATCTACTTCTGCATTCTCTAATTTTGGTAATGTTATGGGTCAGGTAGGAACAAAGATAGGTCTGCCTGTTTCAAGTCTTACATCTCTTGTAAACCCCACTACTGCTGCTATAGCTGGTGTAGCTGCATTAGGTGCTGCGTTTGTTCATACAGCTAAGGAGACTGAACAGTTTAATGTTGAGTTGAACAATCTGTCTACACGTCTTAATGTGCCTAAAGACCAATTGAAATCATTCGGTGATGAAGCCATAGAACTTGGTAACAAGTTCGGTAAATCAGGACAAGACATAGTCAAACAGTTCAATTTCATAGCACAGCAGTTGCCTGGAATAGAGAAAGACAGGAAAGGATTGTCAGATCTTACAGACGCTATCAATCTATTGTCTGTAGGAATGGGTACGGATCTAGAGACTGCCACTAACGCTGCTGTGACTGTGATGAGTAAATTTGGACTTGCTGCTTCTGATTCAACTAAAGTAGTAAACACGTTAGCTGAAGTCAGTCGTAATAGTGGAGCTAGTCTAGAATACCAGTCGCAAGTGTTTGAAAAAGTGGGTGCAGCAGCTAACGCTATAAATGTGCCGTTCAATGACATCGCTGCTGCGACTGGTGTGTTAAGCTCATCATTCGCTGATGCTAGTCAGGTGGGTGCAGGCTTGCTTGCAATGATAAACAAACTTGGAAAACAGAAAGACGAGTTCAATCCTGCTGTAGTTGGATTACAGAAAGCAGTAGAGAACCTTAAAGCTGCTAACTTGTCATACTCAGACATAGCGTCTATGGTTGGTCCTAAAGCGGCACAAGTCGCTAGTGTACTAATACAACAACAAGACGCTTTTGACAAGTTAGCTGAGAAGACTAATAACACTGCAGCTGCTGAAGAGATGTTCGGTGTCAAGTCTGAAGAGCTTGGCTTCATCATCAACAAGGTGAAGACCATGTGGGAGAATTTCTTGTTGAAGATAGGTGAGTCTAAAGTGTTCCAGACAATCATGGGCATCATAAAAGATGTGATAACATGGGTTGAAGACTTGTCTACTGAGATACAGAACTTCTTTGCTAACACTGAAATAGGTAGTGGATTCGCTGATATGTGGAATTTGATAAGAGAAGCTTTGAAATCATTGTTACCAGTTATTGGTGCTGTGATAAAAGTGTTCGTAGTCATGCAGTCAACTATAAGTAAAGCTATATCATTCATCATACAGGCTATCATAGAATGGGACACTATGATGATAGGTGTCTTCAAAGGAATGTATGACACTATTGTAAGTGTATGGAATAGTATAAAAGACTTCATAGTGAACGTATGGCATGCATTGATAGATCCTATAGTAGAGTTTGTTGACAATGTTAAACAATATATGTCTAACTTATGGGATAACATCAAATCTATATTCCAAGCTATACATGACTTTATAGTCATAGCGTTCAATACAGTGTTGAGACCTATATTAGATGTAGTTGACTCCATCAAAAGTTATTTCAATGATCTATGGGACAATATCAAATCTATATTTAGTTCAATATATGACTCTATTGTTTCAGCGTTCGTTTCTGTACTTATGCCTATAATGAATGTTGTCAACAAGATAACAGGATTCTTCAATACATTGTGGGAGAATATAAAATCTATATTTGATTCTATATACAAGAAAATTGCTGACACTGCCGCTTTCAAAGCTATAGTGAAAGTGTACCAGTGGTTCAAAGACAAAGTCACTCAACTTATAAAGATAGTACAAGACGC